GGGGGCAACGCAACCCTTTGTAATTAAATTAATTTTTCTTTATGACATTTTGCTAACAAACATTAATTTACTGTATTTGTATGTAATATTTTGATCCATCATGCGTATTAAGATATTTAAATTGTTTTCCACGTCTTGCACACTACATTTGTATTTATACGCTGTAGCTTCCACACAACTGTGGTATTCATACCACATTGTGGGTTGTATAGGCCAATTTTTCTTTATGACTAGCGACTTTACGCAGTTTAATGAACCAAGCATGCAACAATAGCTCATCGACCTCATTGTAACGTTGTCATTAGTAGCTTCGTGCACTCCATTTAACACCTCGAATTTCCTCCTCAATCTGATTATGTCAGGACCTATTTCAACTGTATTGTTACTGTTTTTGTAAATCATCATTCTTAAAAATGTTGCGGCTTTTCTACTGATAACTGGTTCAGATTGCATGTTCCAATGTCTTGCTGATTGTAACGAGACTTGTTCTTCGGTAACGTACTGAGTGCTGAGTAAAGCATTGTCATCGCCCAGTACAAACATCTTCTTTAACGACGGTCCTAATGTATTAACCAAACGCATTTTGACAAGCATGTTTATAATTGCATTTCCAATTGCAGTTGTTGCTTGACCAGTCAGTCGTGAACCATCGCCATTGAATGTGTATCCCAAACCGCGAGCACGCCATTTGTGATGCACGCTCTCCCATATATCAATCACACCTGGGTTAGCGTTCAGCAACTTATAGATAGCCATTTCTGTCTTAATTAGAGTCATATCGGTCTGTCTATCTTGTTTTTTTAGATCATCTTCAACAAACACAATGTCTGTTGCACTTATTTGATTAGCTATAGCTGATAATTGCGCTGGTGTATAACCATCAGCGTAAGTAATTTGGTTACGCAAACATCTTTTTAAATGTTCTTTTACTTTTAAAAATAATGAAGCAAATATAGCAGTGATACCTTTTCTTTGCCACACAATTAAGCGTACACGTTGTTGCTCAATGGTTGTCGGCATACCTATTTCGTCAATTGCATTTAGCATCACATCTTTCAGTCTACTTTCTAATTTGAGATGTACGTTAACTTTATCTAAACCATTAATGTCCAGACCCTCACTTAATATTTTGTCGACTTCGTTAGCAATTTTACATGCATCTGGTCTCTCTTTCAACCATGATATTACGTCGTCATAGTTAACGTTTAATTGCGGTAAGCTATTAATTGCATTTTCGATAAAATATGTTTTAACAAATAGCAATGCATCAGTTTGCGGGTTATGCTCTACGGTACGAAGTACAAGTTTTGAACCAAAAAGTTCACTCATAGCACTGAGTCCGGCGTATGCTCTGACAGTATAGTTAGGTTGCGAATTTGTTGGGTATTGCACCATTGTGTTTTTATCAATTACTTTCAAACCAGTGACATTTTCACCACCTTTTAAACCAATTGCATTCCTGGGTAATGGAATTACATTATTTACCATAGCTGTTTCATCGTCCCAATAATTCATTACGCTAGGGCCGACCAGTAATTCATTAATCTCAACTGTTATGGGGTTGCTGTAAGTGCCATTTCCAACTACCAATTCAATTTGCTTATTATCGTTAACATCAATATGTGGGTGTCGCTCCCAATCAGTTATAGCTACGTTGTTGATTACATCTAGTGATTGCAATGTTGATACAGTTTCTGTTGATAGTTTGGATAGGAATTCATCTGTAGTTTGTGATGTTACATTTAATTTCTTTGATATGAATGATTCTTTGTTTTCACCTAATTTGTGGATGTCATGCGTTTGTATGTCATCGACAGTTATGGGCTCATCAATTAAACCAGTACCGCGTAATGATATTACAATTTTGAAGCTATAATGCGAAACGTAGATTTTGCCGGACCACTTGTTGTTAGCAGCATCATCAGGGTACACATAATTATCGTCAGTTATCATCACGATGTCTGTGTGATATTTCGTTTCATCATCTAATTCAATTGGTTCATGTACTAATTCATTGTCATTTACAATCGACTTGATGTGGTTACCAAATTCAACAGTGTTTTCAAGCATTTTAAGTTTTTCAAACTCAGGCTGTAACAATAACGGCAACTTAACACGGTATAAAATACACACACCGTAATCAGGGATCATAATTTCATGCCAATTGATGCTTGATTCAAGTGTTGATATTAAATCTACTACTGAAATTTTAGCTTTTGTATTAGAACTGCATTCATTCATGAATTCTAGTAATTTAGGTTTTATTTTGCTTGCATCAAAATTTTTAAGATTCATATAAATATTACATATATCTTTAATTACTTTGCCACTTGATCGCAAATTTGGTGGGAATGGTTTTGGTAAATATCTATTGTCAATTAGGTTCCAATCCAATTTTGTCGTTGCTTGTGATATCTTTAAACATTCTTCTTCAGTCAAGATCGTTGCTTTAACATTCCTACAAAATTTTTCAATAACTCAATTTCACTTGGTAGTTGAGCCACATAGCATAATGTAATTTTTCCTTTAATTAATCCTACCCTTATAGGTCCTGTTAATTGACGTGAACGAAGGAACACATCTCTTGTGACGCTACTGCTTAATGGTAATATTAGTTTGCTATCTGGTGTATTTTTGATGCAAGTATCTTCTGGCCGTCCATGGTGGTTTGAACCATCAAAATCAGTGATATACGTTAAACAATCATTATCTTGTCCCACATTTAATACTTGAGAGTTCATTTGCTCCGAGATTAATGTTCGTTTTGTTTCAATATTCAATATTTGTGCTTTCTTGGCGTAAATGATGGTTTTCTCTATCGCAGTGTTCTTAATCAACTTACAACCAATTTCTACAGCTTGCATGTGGAATACATCATTACTATCATCTTTAATAATTGTTGGAACTCCATTCACTTCTATTACGATTTTAGCCCTCCAACCACGTATTGTGCGCATTATCACAACTTGATTTGGTTTCACGAATGGTACATCAATAGAGTATTTATGTATTAGTGTGTGCCCAAAACTACTAACATTAATCTTATTAGCAGTTATTGACCAATTGTTATTAAATCTGTGTTTAGCATTATTTAATCTTTGTATAATGTTAGTGTTTTGGAATTCATTGAAGGAACCATTATCATTAATTTTATTCTCGAAGTCAATTATCATTTTATTTATTACTGTTGACGGTGTCATCAAGTCAGCAAAGATATTGTCTTTCACGCCGTAAATCAAGCCTTTAGCATCACTTGATTGGTTGTACTCAAAAGTTTTAATAGCTGCATTTTTAATAACTGTGGCGTGCGCAATATTATCATTACCTGGTATAATTTTAATGTAATGCATTGGGCCGTCGGTGCATGTAATTGATTCTATACTATTATTGTGATTGATGATTGTTAAATTTAATCCTAATCTTAATGCAGCTGACAACATTTCCGGGATGTCATTATACTTACTTAATTTGATCATTTGATCAACATGTTCATTACTAGTATAAGATATTATTATGTATTGTAGGCATTCTTTGAAGCAACTATGTGACACGCTGGGGTTAAACACAGTTGTGCCTACCTCAGTGCATGTCCCAACGTTATATGTTGGGAATACAGGTCTCCAACTTGAATTAAATGTTACGTTATTGTGCTCTTCCATTTCAGTACCAATGTCAAGTTTAAACGACGTAAACGATTTGAAGTCATGATAATCACCATTAACATATTTACTCACGATATCTGTGTGATAATAAGGCATCATAGTCATTGTTACTACTGTTTTATTCTTTTGTTTGCTTAATTTCTTCAACATTTTATTTTTAACTGCTCCCATATTGTCAACATTTTCTTTAATAAACTGCATGGCAGTCGTAACATTGCCGAATAGTATCGTAGAATCATCTTTCTTTAATAATAGCACTTCGAAGTTACTTAAATCTAACGTCCCAGGTTTGCAAGTATCGTTGTAAAGACTTAACCTCCATTGTCTTTTAATTTTCCTAATAGTGTTTAAGTCCAAGTTGCATTCCGGATCCGTTAACCATTGCATGATCATTTCACGACCTTCATCACTTATGTTGTTTAATGATTTTTGCATTTCATTGAAATACTCTTCTGTATTGCTGGCTTCTGTTTGTTCAATCAATTCAGTGTCATCGTCATCGTTTGACATGTCTGATTCTTCATTGTCTGTTTTGTTTACATTGTAATATGCTAACGTAGTTGCATTTTTACCATCATATTCTATATTGATATCGCCTTTTTGGTTTTTAAGTAACGTGTCGAAATGGTCGTTATCCATGTATTCGAGTTCTGTTCCTTCACTAACATTATTATCATTATCATATTTTTGTTCCAATTCTTTTAATTCATGCTGTGTTAGATCACCGTATTCTATTTGCCCTTGTACTTTATCAGATTTTGTGCCTTGCAGTTCAAATAGATTCGCATTACGTTCCTCTATTGTGTTTATTAAGTTATCAATACCAAAATTTGTTTCGTCTAATGGCACGTAACCGTTATCAACCATTAAGGCATACATTTCATTGATCTTTTCTATGTTACAATTTCTTGTGCCAATGACGCGACCACCTAAAGTACGTTGTGGGTCAATCAATGTCTCTAATATATTATTGTACTGATTATTACTAGCAGCGATTAATTCACAAACTTCGGATGGTTTAATACCGTAATACGTCAAAGTGTTATCAGGTTCCATTAGATTATGCACTGTATAATCATCAGTGTTAAACATGAACAAATTACTATATGATGGGTATCCACCATGCATAGTTGTTAAATGTTTAACTGGCCATCGTGATAAACCAGCTTCATCTATCCCGTACACGTCACCAAACTCCAGATTTGTCCTGCACAACACACCGCGGTTATGTGGTGTTAATTCTGAGGATTGCCAAG